CCGTTACGGTGTTAGTAAAGTTTACTGGTCCTGCTAAAAAAGCATTCTGTGCTGATGTTATTGTAACTGTTGAAGTCACCGTTGCCAAGTTTAAGTACATGCCATTGAAAGATGATGAAATAGCTGTGTGATCTACACTACCTGTTGAAGGTGTTTGTGATCCAACTGCTGCTCCTATGTTTACAACATAAGCTGCATCTGATCCTGCTAATACGTTTGATCCTGTAGATAATTGTGTACCACTTGCAGTGTAATCTACATCTGGTTTTTGTACAACATTGTTTACAACAAATCTTATTTCTGATGAGTTAGCAACTGGTGTGCTAAGGGTAAACGTAGTTGCCGATCCATCCCCAGTAATAGTCTGGGTAGACATGGATTTAAACTGATCAGTATTAGCTGGTCCTATATAACCCATTTAATCTCCTATGTGCTGATGCTATCAATAAATGAAACCCAAACATCAGCTGAACTTGCTGTGTCAGATTTGATTTTTAAAGCATCACCAGTTAATAAATTTACTTTAGCACCACCATCAATTAATTCTATAGAACTTCCTTGAGGTATGCTAACGTTTTTCGCAAGGTGATAATCACTACCACCACTTGAAATAAAAGCGTCTATTTGTATGGTTTGTGTAACAACATTTGCAATACGAATACCTATAACTGCATCATCTGAGTTAGCAGTTAGTAATGTACTAGCGCTTGTTCCTACGTTTCTAGCTTTAGCATTTTCAAAATCTTGAGCCATCTCTTCTCCTTATAATGCCACGGCCATCGCGATTACGAAACCAGCTTGTGCTGAGTTCGCAGGGTTAACGCCGTTTATTGTTGTTACGTCTAGATTTGCTAAAGCATTGTGTACTTCATCTGAACCATCGACATATATCATTGCATCTCTGCCAGCTACGAGAGTATATGTTACTGCTCCCGATCCTGCAGAAAATGTTAAACTTTGGTTTGTATCATTCAATACGTTAAAGTTTGTTTGAATGTTTGGTAGAGTAATTGTTCTGGTTGCACCAGGTGTACCTGTAAATCTTAATACTTGCTGACGGCCATTCTCAGAAGCGTAAGAAGTTGGTTGTGTAGTAAATGTCAAAGTTGTATCACCTGACACTGCTACATCTACAACACCCTTAGTTGCATTTTCAAAACGTTTTAAGTTGTCATTAGTCTGATCACCCCAGGTGTTATCATTTTCACCTGTAGTCATCAATCTTATGCCAAGACTACTCCATGTGGAAGCCATTTAAAAACTCCTTATGCTATTCTTAATATAGCGTCACTTGCATTAGCAGTTGGAAACTGTATTTGAAAAGTACCACCTGATACAGAAAAGTCTGCACCAAAATCAATTACCATTACTGCTTTATTGCTTTGACTTGTGTTATAAATTATACAACCTCTAGTTGTAAAAGTTGCTGAAGTCCAAGTAGTGTCTGCAAAGTCTACGAATGCTGTTGTACCACTTGTAGTTGGGTCGATGTTAGTTAGTGTGTTTCCACCTGTTGAATATCCACCTGTAGCTGGTAATTCATCTGAGTTACCTGTTACATCTGAATAGTTAGTTGTTGCTGCACCGTAAGTTCCTGATTGAGAAGCGTTGGCTTTTATTAATGCAATTTTAAAAGTGCTACCACTTGTTGCATTGAAATCCATTAAACCTTCTAACAACTCTTTCTTGAAACTTGTGCAGATTGCTGATGTTATGGCCATAGTTTATAATCCTTTAGTTCCTGTTTCGCCTGAAACAAACTCGTCAGTTCGTTTCCTCACTTGTTCTTGTCCTATGAATGTCTGCAGTGCTCTATCGTACAAAGCTTGATACCTTGAACCTTGATCTGCAGGTGACTTCATAAATGATGCTGCTTCTAATAAAGATGCATACAATAACAAGTCTGGAGCATAGTCTCCCAAATAGCTGTTAGCATTTGATCCACTTAACCCCGTTGGTAGTATAGTATACCCTATTTCTAGTGTATAGTCAACATCTGCGCGTGGAGAAAATAACCATTTCATACCTCTGTCTGAAGCTGAATATGCCCCCTCTCCGTAGAGTGCATAGAACTGTGGTGTACCTTGTAGTGTTGCTACACCTGCGGTATCGTTCTGTGAAAACTCTCGAACAAATGATTGATCTTTTTCTTTTAGAAATTCACCTGTTTTTGTTTTTATATATCTTGTAACATATAAATCTTGTGGTAAATCTAAAAATTGATTGTTAGCTGATAGCGTAACATCTACTGTTTTACGATATGCTGCTACGTCAGCCTCTCTAAATATACGCATTTCTGCGAACTCAATACATAAATCTATAGGAGCTTTGCCAGATCCTGTAGCTGTAGTAAACTCGGTGGCATCGTTTTCAGTAAAATCCTGAATTGCCTGTTTTAATTGTACGTATGTTAAACTCATATTATTGACCCCATGTGTCGTGACCCCAAGGGAAGTTACCCCAACTTGGAGAAGTTACATTTATTGTACCACGATTTGTTGTAGCTTGCAACCCTGTCACTGCTACAGGAGTAATATCTACTGCTGTTACAGATCCTAAAGAAGCTGTGGTTGAGAAACCTGAAGGTATGATTGTAGCATCAACTTGATTTCCTATAGTACCTCTACCAGCTACTGCTTGTAATCCTGTTACTCCTATTGTTAAACTAACGCCTACAGTTCCTTGTTCTGCAGTTGCTTGTAATCCTTCTAAAGATTCAGTACTATTAGTTTTAACTTGCCCGATTTGTGCTGTAGCCTGCAGACCAATAGCATCTTCAGTTAAGTTTAAGGTTACTGAACCTTGACCAGCTGTAGCTCCTACACCTGTAATTGATTGTCCAATAAACTTAGTTACAGTACCTTGTTGAGCTGTAGCTTCTAAACCTAAAGCATCTTCTGTTGCAGCGATAATGACAGGTGAGTTTGGAGTGTTTGCTGTCCAACCCATGCCTGAGTGGTTCGTACAATAGTAGTATAATGTAGGTGCCCCAGTTGGTACAACTATTCTAGTATACGCACCTGCTTGTCCTGGAATACCATTTACTGTTACACCAGTTGTATATTCTGACCCACCTCCATGCGTACCGTTAGGTGTCTCACTAAAGCGAAGTGGGTGCCCAGAGTTTGAATTATCTGATTGATCAAATGTGTATGTGTTGCCTTCAAATAAAGCTAGAGTTACATCTGCTGTAGCTGTAGATCCATTAATAGCAAACTTATTAGACGAACCAAAATTATGATACGGATGATTAGATGGATTACCACCTACTACTGTAACAACTTTGTCTACTGATTGACCTGGGAATTGTAATAATGCTGAAGCAGATACACCACTTATAGGTTGTACTAATGCTACGCCAGGTGAACCTCGAGATGCAGTTACTTGTAAACCATTTGCAGTTTCTATCAGACTAACTACTGGTCTTCCAACATTAGCTGCTGCTTGAGCAGAAAATCTGCCATGTAAAGGTCCTAACGGAATGTTAGTTGGTACTTGATCGTTATCAGTTCGTGGTCTAAATAAACTATTACCGCGTGGTGCTGGTATATATTTTTGTGGTTCTAGTTGTGGATGTTTAGATTCAAAGTCACCTTTGTATACTCGTGATCCTGTCCACTCAGTGCGAGCATCTTTATGTCTAATTTTAAAACCAGAACGGTCATCTATTAAAACCGCTCTTTTGCCCTTAGCGTATCTGGCCATTAGTAGACCTGTGGTTGTACGGTAAAGCTAACTCTTTCTCTATCTTCTTCTTTTGCTTTCATCCACTCTTCATCATATAGTGGCTTTAAAACATTTAGTCTATCTGGTGCAAATTTAACTGCAAGTTCTACAGCCAATGCGCTTATTAAAGCTGGCAAATATCTTCTTGGTATTTCTGGATTCTGTGTGTATGTTGCTGACACATCTTGTGGATATTTGATAGACCATGCTAACATTTGATAGTATGTTTGATCTGGTACAGGCCATAAGTAAATCTTATGATTAGCTGCTCCAGAAGAAGTAAATTGTGCATTTCTTTCTACAGCAAACTGCACAGGTTTGCCTGAATCTTTTTTAGTTGGTATTTGTAAATAATCACTAAGACTAATTCTTTCTAAAGATACATCTTGTGGGTTGTTAGTATCTGAATTATCTCTAATTGTTGCGTCTAATATATCGAGGCGTGAGGATGCAGATATTGTAATATGATCTTGATCTTTAGTCATATTAATTGTTTCTAGATCAAGAGTAAATAAATTAACTCCATCGTTGACCCACTTAGTCAGTATTAAATTTAAAGAACGTCTTGCAGTTTTTAAATCGTTACCTGTCTTAGCTTGTTGGCCAATTCTCTCAAACGCCTCTTCTATAATTTGGGCGCTATCTAAACTAAAAGTATGTGTACCAGATGTAGCCATCTAGACTCCTATCCCATAAAAACAGTTTTAACTAACCAAATAAATTGTGCAAATACCATTACTCCAACTGTCCATAAAACTTTATTAATACCGTTTATTGCTTTTTCCATATGCATTAAATCGTTACCTTTTATAGTATCTATTTTTTGATGAAGAAGTTTTAACTCACCTTTTAATTCAATTATTTCTAACTTGTTCTGTATTTCTTTATCAGTCATGGAAAACTGTGATTGATGTTACGTTAGTGAAACTGTGTACTTTCATTCCATTAGGAAACACAACTCCATCTGTTGGTAAATTAAAAGCAAATACATCACCGTTTGGTATATCAAACTGTATTACAGTTTGGTCGTCATTATCTCTAAGAAGAACTGAACCTGCTCCGCTGCCATCACTTACTACGATAACACCTCTGAGTCTAGTTCTTCCACCAAAGATAGTTCCGTTACCTGTTGCTCTGGTTGCTTTTACGTCTGTTGAAAAACTCATTTTATTCTCCTAAAAATTAGGGGACATTGCTGCCCCCTTGTTGATTAACCTAAGTTATTATTTTGTGAGTATAAAATAGTTACTCTCATTTCACCAGCATTTGTTGCAGCTGAAGTAGTTACAGTTAACTTGATGTCAGTTGAACCTACATCTTCCCAAGCTAATGCTCCACCAGCTTCTGTAGTTGGTCTGATTCTACCAGCGTTTGTGCCACTCGCAAAAGTGTTAACGATAGTTGCTGCTCCACCTACAGTATCACCAATACTAATATTAGTAGAAGTGTTAGCTGCTGTGATCATGTCAAATACACAATCAATGATTTGTGAGTTAGCAGGTATTACTACATCTGTCTCAGATGCAGATACTGCACCGCTTGATAAATCTACGGCAAATGTTTGTGACATTACAACTTGACCTAAGTTTCTTACGTTTTTACCTAACTCGGTTCCTGTTGTGTCTTTAATTGTACCCGCTTTAATCGGGCCTGAAAAAGTAGTTG